TCCAGTTAAAGATTCATCAAAAAGATTATTTTTTGACATTACATTTGTACTATCAAAAATAGTAAATGGATTAGAAACTCTTAATCTTCCAAATGCATCATAAGCATTTGATCCATTTCCACCACCGATTACGGTTGGTTCTGTATTTACATTATTACAAGAACTCATTAACAACCTCCTCCACCTTTGAACCAAGTATATCTTTCATCTTCTTCTTTTAAGTCTTGTAAAAAGGTACTATTTAATTGTTCAACAATTGATTTAATAGCTCTATTAACTTGTTTTTGAGTAGAGATATCATATTTATCTTTTGGTTCTGGAACTCTTACATTTATTTTTGCCATTATCTTCTACCATCCTGTTGTATATCTAATCTAAACGTTCCAAATCTCCAAGACTCAGAACTAGAATCATTTTCTATTTTTATATTTACAAATCTTCCTCTTGCTCTTGTATCCTTTTTAGTTGTAGTTGAATCTATTGTAAATGGACTTAAAGTGCTTGTACTATCAGATTGTTGTGGGTATCGTTTAATTGCTAAAGTTACTTTTGCATTACCTTGAATAGATTCAAAATCAGGTACAAATCTTCTTACAGCTAAAAATACTTCTCCTGCTATTCCGCCTTGACTCTGTAAATCAAAATCAAAAGACTTAATATAAGAAGTAACAGTAGTTACAGTTCCATTTTCATCTATTTGATCTGTGCCTACTTCATGTTCAAATAATTGAGTTTTACCTAATCCTGATTCCCCTATTACAACAGGAAAGGTCCCTGATGCCTGATCCGTGAATTTAGTTGCAAAAGGTTTAGGATAAATTTCAGCATCTACCCAAGAAGTTCTAGCTTCAGTTCCAGTATACCATACTTTATCTACATAATTATATATTACATATTTATCATTATAATCTGAATTAGCAGAAGGATAATACCAAATTATTTCTGTATAAAGATGGTTAATTCCAGCATAAATTTGTTGACCTTTTGTAGTATCTATATCGTCAAATACATAATCTTCTACAGAACAAGGTAATGATCTAACTGTACCATCATAAGCAAAGAATCCTTTTTGACTCATCCAAAAAGCAATACCATCTATTTCTATCGCTGCATTTTTACCAATCAATCCACAACTAGTTCCAACTTGTTGAAAACCAAAAGTAAAAGGAGGACCTATAAATCGCATATCAAATAATGCATTATCTGTCCAAACCAACATAGTTTCCTTTGCTTTTACAACTCCCATTAATTTAGTTCCATCTTGTAATCTTTGTGATCCTGCTGTGTTAATACTAGTTGGAGTATAGTCATTAATATTTTCTTGATCTGAAAATCTTATAAACATATCATCTTGAGTCGTTGCATCTCCAATAGTCGTTTCAGTTCCAAATTGAACTAAATATCTTGTTGTAGGAGAAACCATAGAAAATCTACTTGCAGTTGGATTGTTGGTTGTTTCAAAACCAGAAGTACTTGTAGATGCTCTAACTGCTAATGGAGTTACAGCTCCTGCATTCCAAGTAAATGTTTTTCCATTTGCAATAGTTGCAATTAAAACTTGTCCATAATTATCAAGACTCCAGAGGCCTGGTTCTAGAATCACATCACTTGAAGTTTTAGCCGTGCCCCAAGTACTTGATCCCCATGTTCCTGTTCCCCATCCATAACCGTATGTTTGTGTTTGAGGACCTACAGTTTCATATGGAGTTATGTCTATAGATCCACCTGGTCCTGCACTACCGGTTGCAGCTGAACTTTGTGTAATTACAAAATTATCAGCATCAGTAACACTTGTTACTTGAAATAGTTTATCATCAAAATCAGTTGGATTATATCCTGTGCCTATTGGCAAAAGTGTATTATCTAATAAAATAATATCACCTTCACTCAATCCATGACTAGTATAACCAATCGTTACTTGATTAGAAGATGCTGTAGTTTCAATTGTAGCAGATGATAAAGTTGTTTTTAAAGGTGTAATATCATAGAGTTCACCATCATAATATATAAGTAAAAATTTATCTGTACCAATTGCAATATATTTATTACCTTCTAAATCAGCAAAAGCATACATCTGTCTTGCAACACCAACAATAGATTCTTTAATAGGAGACTGCCATCCTCCAACTTTTTCAGGTAAAGCATATCTAAATCTTACATTATCAGAATCTACCCAACGCTGTTCTGCACCTGCACTGGTATTCTGTTTATCTATTCCAGGTAATAATTTAAAATCAATAAGAGCCATGCTCCAAGCTCCTTATGCTGTATTTGTTTTGTATGCCCAACCTCTTGTCGCATCTACGTAAACTAAAGTAATTGCTTGACCATTTGTACTTAAAGTTAAATCCGATGCAGCTGAATTTATAGGCTCACCATTTCTACCAACAGTTAAGTTATTAGTATTAAAAGTGCCTCTTGCATCAATAATGGTTACTTCATCTCCTGTAGAAGGAGTTGCAGGTAAAGTCACGGTTATAGTTCCAGAAGTAGTATTTGCTAAAATTTGATCATTTGCAACAGCGGTATAAGGACTGTTTGAATCAGTAATTGTATTATATCCTTTTGTAATTAAACCTTGATTAATATTTGTACCATCAGAATAAACCAAAGCTTTACCACCAACAGGTAAAGTAACTCCTGTTCCAGATACTGTTGAAATAGTTAAAGTATAATTACTAGTAGTTCTTGTAGTTGCATCTTCAACAATAAAAACTCTTTCTGCTGTATCAGGCATAGTAACTGTTCTATTACCTGTTAAAGTTCCAGTTAATTTATAATATAAATTTTTACCATTTGAAGTAGCGCCATCAGATAAAGCTAAATTTACATCTGCACCACCTACAGCTAAACTTAAATAACCTGTAGCTATTTGTTCTAAGATTTGTAAATTAGTGTTTGTAATTCCACCCCATGTACCAGATTTTTCTCCAGTAACCATTAATTCAAGTTTAGCGTTTGTTGAATAACTCGATGCCATATTTATCTCCTTGTATGTTAGTATAATATATTAATTTTTTAAAACGTCAATGTTTTATGGAGTTGGAGGAAGCCCTACAGGATCTATTTCGGTCCATGTATTTATTGCTCCTGTTGAAATTGGAGTCCATGTTTGATCTACACCTGGATCAATTTCACTCCAAGCTCTGATAAATACATTATTTGTGTTAATATTTAATCTGTTTCCAGTTACAAAAACATTAGCATCTGCTGTTACTGTGACATCACCAATTGAAGCATTGATTCTATTTCCAGTGACATTTACAGTCGCGTCTCCAGTAACTGTAACATCTCCAATTGCAAAGTTTAGTTGACTTCCTGTTACATTTACATTTGCATCTGCTGTAACTGAAACGGTTCCTGTTGAAACATTTAATTGCTCACCAGTTACATCTACATTAGCATCTCCAGTAACTGTAACATCTCCGATTGCGAAGTTTAATTGATTTCCTGTTACGTTTACATTTGCGTCTCCAGTGACTGCAACAGTTCCTGTATCTAAATTTAATCGTTCACCAGTTACATTTACATTTGCGTCTGCAGTAACTGAAACAGTTCCTGTAGATACATTTAATTGTTCACCGGTTACATCTACATTTGCATCTCCGGTAACGGTAACATCTCCGATTGCAAAGTTTAGTTGATTACCTGTAACATTAACGTTAGCGTCTGCTGTAACTGAAACAGTTCCTGTTGAGACATTTAATTGTTCACCAGTTACGTCTACATTAGCATCACCTGTTACTGTGACATCTCCTATTGCAGCATTAATTCTATTACCTGTAACAGGCACGTTAGCGTCTGCAGTGACTGTTGCTGTTCCAGTAGATACGTTTAATTGTTCACCAGTTATGTCTATATTAGCATCACCTGTTACTGTGACATCACCAATTGAAGCGTTAATTCTATTTCCGGTAACATCTACATTAGCATCAGCTGTAACGGTTGCTATTCCTGTTGCAACATTTAATTGTTCACCTGTGACATCTACATTAGCATCTGCTGTAACTGTAGCTATTCCTGTAGATACATTTAATTGTTCACCTGTAACATCTACATTAACATCACCTGTTACTGTTACATCTCCAATAGTAAAGTTTAATCTATTTCCTGTGACATCTACATTAGCATCTGCTGTAACTGTAGCTATTCCGGTAGATACATTTAATTGATTTCCTGTGACATCTACATTAGCATCACCTGTTATTGTAACATCTCCAATAGTAAAGTTTAGTCTATTTCCTGTGACATTAATGTTAGCATCAGCTGTGACTGTAGCCGTTCCTGTTGCTACATTTAATTGATTACCAGTAACATCTACATTAGCGTCTCCTGTTACTGATACGTCTCCGATTGTAAAGTTTAGTTGGTTACCTGTAACATTTACATTAGCATCAGCTGTAACTGTAGCTGTCCCTGTTGCTACATTTAATTGATTACCGGTAACATTTACATTTGCATCAGCTGTGACTGTTACATCACCTACTGAGGCATTTATTCTACTACCAGTAACAGCAACGGTTGCGTTTACTCGTTCTATAGACGCAAAAGGAGCCGTAGAAAATGAGGTTGAACCAAAAAACATAATAAATCTTACTTATTTTATTTAAATAAGTAGTTTTATTACAAAAATTAAGAATTGGGAAGACCTAACATTGGTCTTTTATCATAAAAATTTTCAATAGAATAAGGACCATTAATATCATTATAATGTAAAAATACTTGACCGCATAAATTTCCTTCAAATATCTCACGCCAATGTTCTAATTCACAACCTCTATATATTAGCATATCTCCTACATTTAATTCTATTTTTTTATTGTCTACAAATATAGGCCAAAGATCACCACCTAAATTTAATGTGGTAGATATTTCACAACTAGGTCTATCTTTATGCTTTTTTAATTCATTACCTTTTTCATAAATTCTTGCATAAGAATAAGTAGGAATTAAATCTAGTTCTGTTTTTTGTTTCATTAAAGGTAACAATTTCATCATCAATGTCTCCATAACAAAATCACCATAATGAGCATAACTATTAGAAACCTGTGGATCGTTAAATTTACCTAAAAATTCAGATTGAGAAACTAGACTGTTATCATATGCAAATTTAACAGTATCTCTTTTTAAGAGAAAATAGTTAAAACAAAAATTAGCTAGTTCATAAGAAATAGCGTTTTTTACTATGGTATATTTGTTGTCTTTAAAACTCATTGTTGTATAAAATTAAAAGATACAGATATTCGTATATCATTTGATAAATTGATTTCTACTCCATGTGATAACCACGCTGGAAACATTATAATCCTTCCAGCTATTGGTTTATAATTAACAGTTTTCCAAAATTCTTTTTCATTATTCTTTTTTCTTTTGGGAGAAATAAAATCAGATCCTAATCTGGGATCTTCTATATATAAGTTTCCACAGTTTTCTGGAGTTTTAACATAATATACACCAGACCATAAAGAATTTGGATGAATATGTGTTTTATTATATGCACCTTGTTGATTAATATTAGCCCACATATTACCTAAAATAGGTTCCCCATCTAAATGTTGATCTATATAAATTTCTTTTTGCATTTTAACTAATTCATTTATTAAAGATAAATATTCTTTTTTTAAATGCATATCTGTTGAAGAATGCCAACCTTTAACATTTGTTCTTAAAATACCTTTTTCTTTTTTACTCCACTCTATTATATTTTTTTCTATTTCTGTATTAATATCAATGTCTTTTATATAAATAGGTGTTGGAAAATAATATTCTTTTATCATTTAAAAGCAGGTCCTCCAAACCATACAACTAAAGATTTTCTATTTCCTTTAATTACAGGAGAGACTCTATGTCTAATAAAAGACGCAAAAAACAACGCCTGTCCTCTTATTAATTTTGCTTTTCTACCTGTGTCCATTATTTCTAAGTCTCCACCTTCAAACTCATTTTCATTTGAAAGTAGAACTGACATAGATATTTTTCTAATTGGCGGGTGTTTTTTACCATCTAAAGACATATCAACATGCCAATCATAAAAACCTCCTGGATCATATTCAGTATATTGTGCTAATTCATTAATTTGAATTCCTTCGAATCCAAAAAAATTATTATTTATTTGATGAACAACATCATTTAAACGGTCGTACATAGGTTTTAATTTTTCAAAAGGAATCCAACTAATATTAGAATCTCTTATATTTTCAATTGATTTTTGTTCAAATACTGTTCCTTTAATTTTTAAACACTGTCTTCCGGTTTTAATTATTTCATCACATTCTTCATGTGTAAATATAGGTGTATTAGTGGTTACGATAAAACTTTTCCAAGATGCTTCTTTAAATTTCATATACTATTTTTTATTCCTATAGCACAAGCTATTACAATTCTTTCTTCTTCTATATATCCTGGTTCTGGAGAATGATCAAGATAAGATGGCCATACATACCAATTATTTATTTCAGGAATTATCTTTATATTATCTTTAAATAAAGTTCCTAAATTAGTTTTTGTTAAATAACAAAGAGCAGATATCTCTCGAAACCCTTTTTGAGTTAAATGATTATGCCAACCTTCTATAATAGTTGAATTAGCGGGATTATAAAAACACCATGTTTTTATATAACCAATATCAATAAAATCTGTATTCAAATATTTTTTAAAAGATAATAGTAAAGATTGTTTAATTATATCGAATTTTCTGTCTAAAAAAATTCCACTTTGTTCTCTAGGATGAGGACATTTTGGATAAAAAATGCAACATGGAACTTCTTTAATATATTCTTTTATTTCCTTTTGTAGTTTTTCATTATTTAAATTACTTAGTAATTCACAAGAATATTTTTTAATCATACTAAAATTTTATATGCTCATATTTTTGTTTATAAGATTGTGGTATTAAATCAATAAATGAATTATCATCCACAGTATAATTTTCTTTTATTTTGTGTAAATTATGTCCTAAAACAGAATCATCATATTTTATACCATTTAATTCAAATTGATTTAAATCAAAAAAATTATGATTAAATTTTTTTATATTTAAAAATTCATATATTTTATTTATTTGATATTCTGGATTACTAGCTAAATCATGATATTTTATCATACATATATTTTCAAGTTTTTCATGTTTATATAATTCTTGAATTGCAGTTAAAGACATTGCAATCATACCATCTTTTCTCATTAAAAAATTTAATTTTTCTTCAATAGAAGAATATTTATTTAAAAAACTAGAAGGTTCATCATGAGCCCATTTTAAAAATGAAGATAAAACTTCTAATAAATCTCTAACTAAAACAATATATTTTACATCTTGATTTATATATTTTTTTATAAAATTTCTATTACCCGGTAAGGATGCCAAACTTCTATCAATAATATATTTTTGTTTCCAATGAGCATAATAGTTATTAAATAAATTATTTAAGACATTATCTAAAGATAAATGATCTGGATAATTTAAAAATAAACTATCATCTTTTAAGGAAATGATTTTTTTCATTAATTCAAACGTTATTGAATTCGGTGTAACTGCTATTTCTGAATTTTGATTTAATATAGATGCTAGTAAGGTATTTCCTGTTCTTGGTAAAGAAACTAAAAAATGATATTGTTTATTTGATATAGGGGCTTTCATTTTTTAAAACTTTTTTGTAAAATTTATAATATTTTTTTAACTCTAAAGGCTCTTCATTTTTTGCTATAATTATATTAACATATTCAATTTTTAATTCTTCACAAGCTAGATATCTATTATTACCTATACACACTTTATATTTATTGTTATCCATAACAACAGTTAATGGATTTATTAAACCTTTTTCTTTTATACTTTCTAAAACCTGTTTATAGAGATCTGTTTGTTTTTGAGCTTTTATATTTATTTTTTTATTTCGTAAAAAACAATCACTCAGTTTTACTTTTTTGACTAAGTAGTTTTTCTCTTTCTTGATCATAATTTTTAATTTGATTTTCTTTTATTACTTTGTCATAAGTATCTTGTAAAGCTAAAGTATTAAAAATTTCTGGCATACTCGTTCCTGGTGTAAAAGATTTAACTCTATTATTTATAATTGATTTTAAACTTTCTCGTTTATGTGTATCAGGATTTTTTGTATCAAAAGTTCCATCATCTAATTCTTCTTTTAATTTAGACCATAATCGTATTTCTCTTATTCTATGTCTTGCAGTATTTTTAACTCTAGCATAATCTAATATTCTTTCATCTAATTCAATTTTTAATAATTCTTTATCTAACTCATCTTTACATTCTTCAATGCTTTTTTGTAGTTTTTTTATTTTTACGTCATTTTTTCTATTATCTATAGAAAGAGATAATAAACAATCTAAATGAACATCTTGTTCTCTAACACATTGCCAATACTTAGATGCTTTTGTTGGAAATTTATAATCATTTAATACAGAAACTCTCATTTCTGTTTCAGTTCTAAATAATTGTTTTTTACTCCAAGTATCTTTTAATTCCGGTGTCAATTGTTTAAAACATTCTAAATCATCTTTATCTAGAACATCTTCTAAATAACGATATTCATTTTCTAAAACCTGTTTGGTTTCTTTTTTTACAATTAAATCTGACATTTAAATCTTTCTTATTATTTTATTTACTATGAAGAAGTTATAGTTTGAGTTTGAAATCCTCCATCTAATTCTTCTGTAGTAACAACATTTGGACCATTTCCGACTGCTAAAGCAGAACCTTGACCTGTCCCTGATGCAGCGCCACCATTTGATCTTGCTAAACTCATAGTTGGACCTGTAGTAAAAGAAGTTCCATCATAAAATGATGTTGTAGTAATAGCAGGTTGTCCGCCGAAAACAAGTCCGTCAGTTTGAGGACCTGCTCCTCCCATTCCTTGTTGATTAGGCCCTACGCCTGGTACATTTGACCAACAAGTTCCATCATATTCAAAAACGTTTGTAACATATCCTGCAACCCAAGCGGCTGTTTGAGATCCACCTCCTGCATGACTGTTTACATGTGTCCCCATAGTATTTCCATTTGCCCAAGAAGTTCCGTCGTATTCTTGTGAATAATTACCAGCTCCAGGATTTACTCCATCATAAGAAAAACCTCCAGCTGCTAAACCTGCATCTCTAGTTCCCATACCCCATGATTTTTGAACTCCAACTTGCATGTTATTACCTAAAGCCCAACAAGTACCATCCCATAATTGAGTTTGTTTTGAATTTGGACCCGGTTGTGCTCCAAAGCTAACTGCAGTTCCTTGAGGTGCTTGACTAAAAGATCCCCCTAGAGGACCTGAAGGATTAACTTGATCATTTTCTGCTGTAAAAGCTGTTCCATCATAAGATTCTGTTTTACCATTTGCAAAAAAACCTGGATTAAATCCTCCAACGTGTAAAGCTGCTGTTCTTACTCCGTTACCTTTAGCGCCTCTTCTTCCAACATTTAAATCTCCGCCACTAGCCCAAGCTGGAGTAACATAAGTTCTAACTTTTGCAGTTGCTGAAGTACTATTATACCAAATTTGCCCTTCAGTTGGGTTAGCAGGATCAGAAGCTGTTGCTATAACCGTTTGTCCTTTTTCAGTTTCGTAATTTGACATTTTTTACTCCTCTAATGTTTCTAGCATAGGTCTTTCACCAATTCTAGTATTTTTTTGTTCTGTTGTTTCTCCATCAATATTGTCATTATCCCAATCTGTTTGATAATTTTGAATCTCAGCATTTACAATAGTTTCAGCTTCATCTTTTGTTTTAATAGTTCCTAAAACTTCATTGATCCATGCGTTAGCTTTTTTATTGTGAGCAGGAACTTTATAAATATTTCCTGGATATTGTCTTATTTCAAAATTTCTTCTATCATCAAATTCAATAAAATCTTTTCCCCAATTTTCAGCTAATATGTAATTATAATTTTTATGTGCCATTATTTATCCTTTATTAACCAACCTTGTGTATCGTCTACAAAGACAAGACTAAAACCAGCTCTTTCAGTGTTGACGAAAAAATTTCCTGTTTGTCCATTTATTTTTTTTCCAAACGGATTAATTTCTAATGCGTTTGTATCAAAAGTTCCGGCATAATCTATATATGATATTGTATCTCCTAAACTAGGAGACGCAGGTAGTGTAGTAGATATTGAAATACTGGTTGTATCTACAAAGTATCCTTTTCCTGCTTCAGAAGCAAAGGTACCAGTTTTTTTAGGTTGCCAATCAGTATTAAAATTAGTGCCTGCTGGATAACTAACAGTAGCATTAGATATGTCTAATGTAGCACCAGAAGGTACAGTAAAAGTATCACCACTATCTCCTAGTGTAAAACTAGTTCCTGATTGTGGACTTACCTTATTTACTTTAATTTCACTCATATTTTAACCTTATGTTTTAATACTACATTATAGATACTAATTCAATATAATTAATTTACCTGTAATACCTAAAGTACCTGTTATATCAACTGGCCCTGCTAATACTCCAGAATCCATTGTTTGATCTTGAGAAATAGTCGAATTGTGAGTATTCACAAAATCTTGAGCCACCATAACTGGTGATGGAATTCTAGTTGCAGGAAGCGTACAAAAAATATCTTTTGTTCCAGCAGAAAAGTTAACTAAACTATCAGAATTAGATGAAGATATTACAGAATCTCTTGAAAGTGTATCAGGCGCACCTGCGGTTATACTTCCAATTCCTACTTCAAACTCGGAACTTCCACTACTGGATATTGCATAATAAGTAGAATTTGTATCTCCTATTCCACTTGCAAAAGTTTCATAACCGGTGACTGCACCCGCTAATGAAATATTTCCTGTTCCAGTAGTTGTGGTTGTTTCCTTAACTCTGTCGTTAAGTATAAAAGCCATTTCTACTATCCAATTATTTTATTACGCGTCGCCTAATCTAATGATAGCATTAGATGAATCGTTAGCAGGGAATACAACAACAAAATCTCCATCTGTTGATATTTTAGTTCCGCCAAAATCCAAAACTAATACAGCTTCATTACCGGCACTACTTTTGTAAATCAAAGCTCCAACTGCAGTAATACTTGCTGATGTCCATGTTGCATCACCAAAGTCTAAGTAAGCAATGTTACTTCCTACATTTACACCTGTATTACTTAAAGTTTCTCCACCAGTAGTATAACCACCTCCAGATGCAACTTCGTTTGCTGCTCCTGTGTAAGTAGTAGTACTAGTACTGAAACCTGCTAATGATGTAAATAAAGCTATTTTAAAAGTGTCACCTCCAGAATCAAAATTGAAAGTTCCTTTTAAAAGATCTGTTTTAAAAGAGTCAGGTACTATGTTTGCCATATTTATTTCTCCTTAGTATTTTGATGGGGATTCCGATTTTAAAGGAGTACGAATGATCCCATCTTGCCACTCGTCTCTCCGTCTTCTACCTTGTTGTTCGATAGAATATGATTGCAATGCTCTTTGATAAGATCCTTCGTAAAACTGCAACATATCTGCAGGACCTTTCAAATAACCATATGCTTCTACCAGACATCCATACAAAAGTAAATCTTGATATTTGTTGGATACATAAGTACCTATAGCACTTACGCTGGAATCTGTCAAACTAGTTGGTTGTTTAATATAAGCCATTGTAATTTGGTAAGTATCATCCGGAGTTGGAGCTACCACCCAATAATTAGCATCCCAATTAGCATAATATTTAGGTAATCCAGATTGTGTTCCTGGAGTGTTATAGTATTCAGACATAAAAGAAGTATCTCTTTTTTCTAAAAATACTTGATTGCCACTAGAATCTCTTAATTGAATATATCGTATAACTCTTAAATCACCTGGAATAGTTACATATCTATTTCCAGTAACTAAATCGGAAGTCGCATAAAATCTATTATCATCCGCATCGGAATCTCTGTAAATTCTATTCTCAGCATTTTTTATAAAAGTATTTAAAACACCAGTTGAAAAAACTGTACTATCAACTTCAGTGTAATCTTTTATATCATCTTGTAAATTTGTTAAAGTGTATGCCATTATGGTGTTAATGTAACTGGACCTGCAGTCGCAGTCATTCCTCCTGATTTTTCAGTTACAGTAGGAGTATCTCCTAATGTAAAAGTATATGTATTTGTATTAATAACAGTTATAGCATATCCGCTAGCATTTTCAAATACTGTATACGCAACTCCTCCTGGAGATCCATCTACATTTCTAAAAACTACTATATCTGAAGTACTTCTTCCATGACCAGGTTCTGTGACTGTAATTGTTGTAGATCCAGACGTAATATCAAATGGATTACCTGGTAATAAACTTTCTGTAGCAGGCTCAGTTCTATCTGGTCTAGCATTTCTTAAACCTTGTCCATCAGTATTTGTTGGTTTAGGTTCTAATTGTGGATGTTTAGCTTCATATTCTGAAACATGAACTCTTGATCCATTCCATTCTATAACCATTTCGGAATATGGAAACGCCATACCAGAACGATCCGATATGAACTGAGCAAATTTTCCTTTACTTAAAGCCATGCTATACCTCTGGATAATAAGTTCTTGGAGTAATAAAAGAACTTGAAGAAGAACCGTCTTCTTGTAAAGCTCTTTGTAGTTCATCTTCATATAACATTTTTAACATTTCAATTCTTTGAGGAGCAAATTTAATTGCTAAATAATAAGCAAGACCTGCAATCATACAAGGAACAAATCTATAAGGTACATCTGCTTCATTAGTATAGGCTCCGGCATCTTGGATTCTTTTTACATAATAATAATTAATTGTATTACCTGCTTCAGTTGAACCTGGAACTAAATATAAATTAATTGTAATTTTATCTATAAATCTTTGAACAAAATATTGAGTAGGAGTTCCTGTATCTGTTTTATTAGATAAACCTTGATACGCGGATCTATTTATTTTTGTTAATGGAAAATCAACATTTGAAGAATTTCTATAAACGGCTTCTAAAATATCATCAACTCCATAAATAGCTGTTGCATCAGAAGTTCCATCAGCAGTTGATCTATACATAGTATATTCTGATTGACCATTTACTAGTGTAATAGAATTATTACCTACTTCCCAATAATGTAAACCTCTATTCGCCCATTCTTGAAATAAAATATTTAAAGAACGTCGTGCACCTTTTAATTGATATCCAGATACACCTTGAATACCAATTCTTTCATAAGCTTCTTCTACAACATCAGCTATAGAAAAACTGGATTCAAAAATTGTTGTTCCAGAGGTAGCCATCTACTCTCCTTATTTATCTATCAAAACAGTTAAATTAGCTAAAGACAAAGTTGAGCTTTTCATTCCACCTGGAAATAAAATTCCATCTTCTGGTAAATTGAATGAAAAAACATCTCCTGCAGGAACACCTGCAGAAAATAAAGTTGTACTATCAGTATTATCTTGTAATACAACTGAACCTGCTGTTGCAGCATCAGTTGATTCAATAATAATTCCTCTTAATCTTGTTCTGCCAGCAAAAATAACTCCAGTTCCTCCTGCTGCTGTTTGTCTAACTGCTTTTACATCTGATTTCATATTTTAATCTCCGTTAAATTTATGTGGGCCCGAAGGCCCACAAGAATTATTTATTAACTAGCGTCTGAAGAACCAGCAACACCGATGAACTTAAGTACAACAGTTGCACCAGTTGCTCCTGGGTCACCACTTAATACAACTTCA